CTTTGTGCTCATAATTGTACTGGTGTTGAAACATGGAGAACATTATTTTAAATTATGACAACGGGTACTTTTTTAGATAGTTTTATTGACAGGAGTTTAATTCCAAAATGTATATTTATACATATTCCTAAATGTGCAGGTACGTCTGTAAGAAATAATTTTCACCTAATATCATCACATGAATACCATGCCACCGCTACAACGTTTATTGATGCACTTGAACGAACAAATCCAAAAACTGGCTTAGAAGAATTTTTAAAACGAAATCCTTTTACCGTAGTTCGTAATCCTTTTGACAGGGTTGTGTCTTGGTTTTTTTATCATCGAAAAGCCGTTTGGTCATACGGACGAGAGGATTATAAATATGAACCTATTTATAAGGTATCGGTTTCAGACCCAAAATTAGCGTTTGAACAATGGGTTTTAGATCGCTGCCCGACTCATTGGGATACACCGTGGGGTCAACACCCCACATGGGCTCAACCGCACGAGCGTAGTGGCTACCATGTCTTTAAAAACGATCCAAGACCAGCTGCAGTGTGGAGACAATTAAATTGGTTAGAGTATAATAACGAAGTCATAGTTCCCTCCTGTAATATTGTTAGGTATGAAGAATTAGAAGACACAATTCCGCAATTAATAGATGCTGGAAATATGCGGCGAATGAAAAAAAGTAAACGCGAGACAGATTATAGAGATTATTATATTAATCCTAAATTAATAGATATTGTTACTGAATTATGTAAAGACGATTTAGATTATTTCGGTTACCAATTTGGTGATTGATTTTTTTATATTTGATATTATAATCGTAGTATGATTTTAAAAGATATCGATCTCTATGATGGAAATTTAATTCACAATCGGTTCGCTTATAAATATTTCCGAAAAAAGACCCTCCCAATCGGAAATATTGTTGCGTTTCGAGCACCAATGAAGGTAGAAACAGAGGGAATGATTGACAATGAAGATCTTCTTAACAACGATTTTATTTATTCAGATGACGCTATTAATTTTTGCTGGGAGCTTCCTAATTTATGTCCACTCGGTGCTGTTTTCTTTCAAAGATTACTTAACACGCAAATTGCGAACCTGTTGTCGACGAAATATTTAAAAGCACCGATTGAAGTCGATGGTGACGACTTAATTGTACACAAAGAATTCGAGCAACATGGTATTATTCAACCAAAAGGTAAGTGTAGTGTGAGTATAACCTATTCAAAAGACAATGTTGCTATTGGCCACACTGCAATTAACGTTTCTGCCGGTCAAAATGCACCATCTTTTGCATATTCCACTAATTTAACTGATAATCAAGTGGAAGAATTCATGAAAATCATCATAGATACCTACTATTCCATGGTGGATGACGCGTTTATTGCAACTACAAAATTAACCTTGTGAGTCCCTGTTGTGTATCTAAATTTTTTTTGCAAACTCCGGGAGATTTCCCTATTTGGCAACTTTGGAACCTGGGCTCTATTGGTCGGGTCACGTGTCCAAATTTTTTTTGCAAAACTTTCATGAAAGTTGCTTAAAGGACTCAGACTGTCTTTAATATGAAACAAGTAAATAGTTTTTTTGACTTTGTAACTAACATTTTATTTGATAAAAATAAAATTGATATTGATATTGCGGCGATGGAGTTATATTCACCGTACATTGTCAACAGGTATGTAACTTTCGCGGATAAGTCTTTAGTTCATCTTATTAACGATAGTGTAAACAGACATGGTGCCGTTTTTAATATAAATATTGAGCATTATAATTTTTTACACGCATTAATTCCAAAAATAAAAAGAAAATATATTAATTATACAAAGAAAAAAAAGAAAGATAAAGAGGTGTATGAGCGAGTTTGTAGTGTGTATGAATTATCTCAACGGGAAGTGGATTTGTATTCGGAAAACTTTAAGATAAATATTAAAAAGTATGAATAAGCAACAACGAGAAGAGTATAATGCTAAACTCGATAAAATGGATTTATCTGACAGCGAGCGTGATGTATTTGATCATGATGTAAAGCGTAGCTTAATTGACCTCGACACATATCAAAATTCTGATACATTTAGTTTGCAAGGATATAATTTAAGCAAGGTGATGGATGATATTGTTCTAGCTCAATTTGTAGATTTATCAGATGACGGTCGGTCAGTAGTGCGTAATGGTATTCATATTCCTTTAGCACAAGTCCAGCGAACTTGGCGGTTAGCAAAAGTTATTCTAATTGGACCAAAAGTTGAGGAATGTAAGCCCGGTGATATCGTTTGCTTCCCAGATGATAAAGGTATTAAAGTTGACAATATGTCTATTAAGGGATATGATAAGCCTCTTAGAAATTGTATCTTCTTAAATGAACAAAGGTTTTTTGGTATTTGTGAAGAGTTAGATCATGATAACAAGCCTAGCAAATCTTAAAACTATCTTATTAGATAAGGTATGTGAAGTAAAATTTGCTAGACGTAATCCAAAATCAGGCCGCCCAGCAACGAGAAGAATGCTGTGTACAAATAACATACAGCTTCTCAACTCAATAGAAGGGCGAACAGTTTTAAATTATGCTCCGCCGCGACAGGCTCCAAAGTATAATCCTAATCAAGAAAACTTAATTATAGTTTGGGACATATTAATGCAAGACTTTAGAACTATAAATTGTGATACTGTAGATTTAATTAGTACTCTTGAAGCTGATCAAACCTTTTGGACGTATTTAAATGAACACATTGTGCCGATGTCCGCACAAGAAAAGATAGGCTTTATGAATACATGAACTTTGAGATTGTAGAAAATACTTTAAAGGATTTATTACTCACCACCGTTAAGATTACTTCTAAAAAGCGGACATTAGGAACCGGTCAGATTGTATTGTATGAGTTAAAGGATTTTAACATCAAACTATTACTTACTAATAATAAAAAAATAGAGCTTCTTTATCCGTTTAATATTTTTAAAAAAGATAAAATAATATATTTTGATTATACATTGAGTCATATGCATCAAGATGACATTATTTGGCGAGCTCGAATTAATCGCTTAATTAAAAATAAACGCAATAAATATTGCGACTTGACACTCTCTATAGAAATACTATAATAGTCTATATATGAGTCTTAAAAACTTTCCAAAAGAATATAGACCGACTTCCACACAGAAATATGCTGTTCCCAATATACTTGACGCATTTGGAGAAAAGAAGTTCATTATCATGCAAGGTCCTACCGGTTGTGGAAAGAGTTTTATAGCTAAAACAATCGCAAACGGTTTCAAGAAACCACCTGCTCGGCTATCAAAAATAGTTTCTGATTATAGAGCGTTTGAGACGTCGTGGGATAACGGTAAGTTGGTTTATGAATATGCAGATGATTTTGAAAATCAAAATCACGGGACATCAATCTTAACAACTACAAAGGCACTTCAGGATCAGTATACACGTGACTTTAAAGACATATACCCACTCAAGGGTAAGAGTTCATATATTTGTAATTTTGATGATCGAAGTACTGCTGATGCTGCACCGTGTCTTTTTAGTTCAAAGTTAAAAAGAGAGTGCTGGGATTGTAATCGTTGTGATTATTATGAATCTAGAAATAAATCAATCACTGCAAAGATTAGTGTAGAGAATTATTCTAGCTTTTTTCATAAACCAGATCACTTGAAATATAGACAGCTAATAATATGCGACGAGGCATCTGAATTAGAAAATATAATTGTAAATCGATTTAGTTGTAATATTGAATTAGGTAAGTTAAACAAGTATGGTTTTCACTTATTGTTCTCATCTAATAGGAAGAAATTCCTAGCAAATTTAATTCAATTACAAAATGACTTAGAGCAAAGGTATATGGAATTACTTAGAATGCTAGAGAAGCATTTAGATACAATAAGTGATGCCGTGAAGTCAGAACATAAATTTATATCTGATTTAAAACGAGACTTGTCGCTCATACTTGATACATGGCAGCAGTCAGAGTATATTATCAACAAGACAGTAGCCTTCAATAAAAAATATATTCAATTGATCCCTAAAAAGGTTGATGTTTTAGCGCAGCATTTATTTAGATATGCTGACAAGGTTCTTCTTATGTCGGCTACTTTTGTCGATTATAAGCGGTTCATGAGAAGTATAGGGGTAGATGAACAAGATTGTAAGTATATAGATTTACCTTCATCATTTGATCCGCAACAGTCTCCTATTGTGTTTGGTACATTTCAACTTTCAAAAAAGAATATTGATAGTCATTTTCCTAGGATAGTAAAATGTGTTAAAGAAATCTTAGAGGAACATAAAAATGAAAAGGGATTAATTCATACACAGTCAAACGTGTTAACAGTTAAGTTAAGAGACCGATTAAAGAGTAGTCGAGTATTATATCGGATTAAAGGTGATAAAGATAATATTGATATTTTGACAGAGCACACTAATAATCCTGCGCCTACTGTATTGGCGAGCCCGTCGTTAAATTTCGGGGTCGACTTGAAAGGAGATGCTTCTCGGTTTTGTATTATTATTAAGTGTCC